TCAGACCTCGCCAAGCAGGAGCGGATGCTGCACGCGGTTGTGGCACCGACAATCGAGGAGGCCGACGGCAGGCCGACTCTGGTCTTTGCTGTCACCAAGGAACACGCTCGACGGTTGGCCGAGGTCTTCAACCGTTATCCGGGCGTGACTGCCGAGTATGTCGTGGCCGAGACGGATCGAGATGATCGATCGGTTGCGGTGCGAGATTTCCAATCCGGTCGGCTGCAAGTTCTGGTCGGCGTCGGGTGTTTCCTTGAGGGATTCGATGCGCCAGCCTGCGCCGTGGTCTGCATGGCCCGCCCGACGTTGTCGGAGCTGATCTACACGCAAGCAATCGGCCGAGGAACCAGACCGCTGCCCGGGATCGTTGACGGGCTGGACATGGCCGAGGCTCGGCGGGACGCCATCGGTGCCAGCGACAAGCCGTGGGTGACGGTTCTCGACTTCGTTGGAAACAGCGGACGGCACCGGCTGGTATCTGCGGTCGATGTGCTGGGTGGCGAGGCAGCGCCCGAGGACATCGCGGCGGCGGCTGAAGACCTGCGAGAACACGGCGACGCCGAGGAGGTGCAGGCTGTCATCGACCGGGCAATCCACAACCGCGAGCTGCGGGAGATGCGCGAGGCCGAACGACGCGAACAGGCGCAGGCCCGGCGAGCGAGATTGCGGGCGACGGCCCAGTACCGGGCGCGCGAGGTTGATCCGTTCGGGTCGAGTGGCACGCCCGACTACGCGGAGCCAGCGTACCGGGGCGGTGCCAGTGAGAAGCAGATCGGTTACCTTGCCCGGCTCGGCGTGGGGCACGAGACTGCGTCGGGCTACACCAAGCGGCAAGCCAGCGTGGTCATCGACAAGATTCTCAAGCAGACCGGCGCGAAGTTCGTCATGCGGTTCGGCAAGCATCAAGGGCGAACGCTCGGAGACATCGACCCCGAATATCTGAGATGGGCAGCCGACAACATTGCAAGCGCAGAACTCAGGGAGAACATCACCGAAGCACTCGACGATAGCTGAAGCCCGAGCGCGACCCGGACCCGCGCGGCATACATAATGGACACCTCTGGTCCGGGGTGGCGATGGCAGTTCCCGGGGTGCAACCCGGACTCGGTCGGCCTCGCACGGAACAGTAAGGAAACCATTATGCCCATGACGGGCGGTCGTGAGGAATTTTGGTGCGGCGACTTGAAACAACCAGCGGAGGGGGGGGAGGGTAATGATGAACTATCCAACGAAGTTCGACGATGTTCTGTCGCGGTTGGAGGTGGTGAAGTCCGCCGACGGTGAGTACCAGATCCGGTGCCCGGCGCACGAGGACCGGTCACCGAGCATGGTCGCGACGGTGAACGACGACGGGTCGAAGCTGCTGTTGCACTGCCGGGCAGGCTGCACGACCGAAGCAATCTGCGAAGCGGCTGGGATCGAGGTCAAGGAACTGTTCGCATCCGAACAGCAGCCGACGAAACGGTCGCGCATCGTCGAGACTTACTCGTACGGTGACGAGAACGGGGTAGAGTTGTATCAGGTCTGCCGGATGGATCCCAAGTCGTTCAGGCAACGGCACATGGTCGACGGCGAGTGGGTCTGGCGGATGAACGGGGTGCGGCGGGTGCTGTTCAACCTAACCGGCATTATCGACCATCTATCGTGGCCCGTCGTCGTACTCGAAGGCGAGAAGGATTGCCTGCGGCTGACGATGACCGGGTTGAAGGTGGTGCCGACGACCAACGCGGGAGGAGCCGGGAAGTGGGACAGCGACTACAGCGTGGCGCTCGCTGGCCGTCGTGTCGTCGTGATTCCAGACAACGACAACGCGGGACGCAAGCATGCGGTCGACGTTGCTGGCAGCCTGATCGTCTACGGGGCAGCATCGATTCGGATCGTCGACCTGCCGGTTGATCCGGGCGGCGACTTGAGCGATTATCTGGCCTCCCACAAGATCGACGAACTGGTCACGCTGATCAAGGCGACTCCCGAGTGGGTCACTCGATGAGAACACTTTACGAGACGCAGCAAGATCGCGATCGCGAGGAACGGGTCAAGGAACACTTGCAAGCGGTCTGGAAGTCGACGCTGCACAAGCTGCCGATTCGGTACGAGGTAGAATGGCTGGCATTTCGTAAAGACGGAAGGGCGGTGGCAGCGATAGAGTTTAAGTGGCGATCGAATCCCTCTGGTCGGTTTGAAACGTACCTGCTCGCGTTGGGAAAATGGATGGCGCTCGACAGGCTGAGGGTTGCTTGTGGACTTCGCTCGATTCTCGTCGTCGAGTTTAGTGATGCGTTGATGTTCCACGTTCTGGGCGAGGTCGATAGCGACGAGATCAGGATCGAGTGGGGTGGTAGAACTGATCGCAGTGACCCGAACGATATGGAGCCGTGTGTGATGATTCCGATGGAGAAGTTTCGTGCGATAGCAGGATACGACAAGTGAGCGCGGCCCGAGAATACTACATCGAGAACCGGGTGGCTCGCATCGAGTGGCGGATGGATCGGCGCGAGCGGTGCATGCTCTGCGGTTGGGAAGGGACCAAGAGCAGGGACGGCATGCGGTGGCTCGAGATCCACGAGATCGAACGGCGAAGTCTGGCATCGCGGCGATGGGCTGATCCTTGCAACTACCTGCTGCTGTGCAACCTGTGCCACCGCGATCGCATTCCGTTGATGTCCCGTGCCGAGGAGTTGGCGATCAAGTGGGCTGGCGACCCGGAGAATTTTGACCTCGACCGCTGGCTGCGGCTGCGTGACCCTGAGTTGCGAGCGCCGTTGCGGGTGACGATGGAAGACATCGAGGAGTACCTGTGAGCACGCTACTCGTCACGATCAGCCTGCCGCCGAAGGCACTTAGCCCGAACGCCCGCCCGCACTGGGCAGCGAAGGCGAAGGCGGCGAAAGCCCACCGTGGTGAATCATTCCTGATGACCGGGCAGGCCATAAAAGGGGTGGACAAAGGTGGGCAAAGGTGGGCAAAGGTGGGCACCGAGGTGATGGTGCGGGTGACGTTCTGGCACCGGGTCGCCCGACGGCGTGACCGGGACAACGCACAGGCGTCGCTCAAGGCAGCGTTCGACGGGATCGCTGCGGCGCTCGGCGTTGACGACAGCCAGTTCTGGCACGCCCCGCTCGAGATGAAGGTCGATCGAGATAAGCCGAGGGTCGAGGTTGAATTGACCGCGAAACACCGCTCGGGTTAATCCCGACCTTTCTCGATTTTATCTCCATTCGACCTTGCGTTCATCTCTGCAATAGACGATACTACTTCTATGAGGAACACGGCAACCACAAACGAACACGGGAACGAAACCATGACGACCACGACACGACGACCTACAGCCACGCGACTCGGGCCGGGCCATTATCGGGTGACCGTCCACGGTCGGACCTACGAGATCGAGGGCGACCGCGCGGCGACCGGTTACGGACTGAGCGGTACGCGCCCGATTTGGGATTTGTTCGAGACCAGCAACGGGCGTCGAGTTTACGTCAACGACTTCGATTCTAAGCGAGACGCGGTCGACCACGCTATGTGTGCGGGTTCATAACGCAACACGACAACACGCCTGCCGGGGGGCACACCGCCCCCCGGCCCAACGAGGAGAGAAACCATGACGACCACGACACGACGGCTGACAGTCACGAAGCGGAACGGCGAAGCCATCACGTTCGAGACGCCGTTCACCGACGACGAGGCGATCGCGGTTCTGCGGACCTCGACGATCAACGAGCCGACGATGAGCTTTGCCGGTTCGCTCGTCGACAAGTTCGGAAGCCGTCGCGGTCTGTCGCACAAGCAGAATTCGTGGATGCACAAGTTGGCGGTCGACGCCTCGACGCCGCGCGACTCGTCGACCGACCGGCGCCTCGACCGGCTGCGGGAGTTGATGGACCGAGCGAAGAAGACGCTGGAGTACCCAAAAATCAACCTCACGACTCCCGACGGCCGACGGGTCCGATTGTCGATGGCGGGCGAGCGGAGCCGCGAGCCGGGCGTTGTCCACATCACCGACGGGCGACCGTTCGGCGAGAACACCTACTATGGCAAACTCTACACCGACGGCGTGTTCATGCCGACGCGAGCCGCGACCGCCGACATCATCGAGTTCCTCGAGGCGTTTGACGCCGATCCAGAAGCCGTCGCCACGGCGTACGGCAGGCGAACCGGCAACTGCTGCTTTTGCTCCCGTGAGTTGACCGACGGCCGCTCGGTCGCGGTCGGCTACGGTGCGGTCTGTGCCGGGCACTACGACCTGCCGTGGGGCGAGGTGCGAGTCGCCTCGACGGTGGACGGTCCCGGTGACTGACCTAGCGACTGGAACCGGCTGTCGGGTACGATACCGGAAAAGCGGCCGCCGCATCCTTGCAGCGACCGACGATGGCCGTCGGTCCATCGGTCGCCACCGCACCGCCATTGTCCGTGGCGGTCACCCAAAAGCAATAACGGAAGGGAAGCCGGGCAATGGGTCAAGCGGAGTGGATCGCTGTGCTTGCTATTGCTGCGGCGACAATGGGCGGCGCGATCGGCTGGATGATGCGGATCAGCCGGGGGCTGACCAAGCTCGAGGCGATGGTATTCAGGATCGAAAAGGTCGAGGATACCGTCGAGAGACACGGTGAGCGGCTCGAGGGACACTCGACGCGAATCACCGTTCTCGAAGCTCACGACCCGAGTTGATTGTGCTTGCGGTTTCCGATTAGCCCCGATAGGCTGCGGGCATGAAGACTTCGCTGGCATCGCTGGTGCTGGTCGCCTCGGTGTTGTCTGCAACGCCGACAGGATCGGAGAAGTGGGGCGACCGGGACCGGACCCGGGAGATCGTTAACCTGTGGTCTGTTGTCCACGAATTGCAGGAGCGCGAGCCGTCCGACGACACGGCGATCGCCGAGCTAACGGCGCGGCTTGATGAGCAGCGGGCACTGATCGACCAGATTGCATCGACCTCGATCCGGGTTCAGATACTGGATGCGGACACGCGCGAGATCGTCGCCGAGAAGGCGTACCCGTGGGGCACGCCGATCAAGTTACTGCTTCCACGAAAGCAGGAGGATCACTGATGGCGTCAAGCGAACAGATCACCGAACAGATGGCAGCCGACTTTGCGCAAGCAGGGGCGGTGCTGTCTCAGGCGCAGACCAGATTCAATGCCAACATCTCGCATGTGAGCGAGGAGTCCGCGAAGCTCTGGCAGCTCAAGCTCTCGCTGATCGGAGCGACCGCGCAGAATCTGCTGGAGCAGCATGGTCAGGCGAACATGCAGACGCAGCTTAAGTCTGCCGGGATGTTCCCCGGCGTGCAGAGCATCCCGGCACCGGGGACCGCTGGCAAGGCGACTGATGCCTGATGTCGTCGTGGGTTCGCTCGCTGCTTGGTGGAATGACCGGACGGCGGAATGGGACCGCCAGCACGTTGAGTGGAGCGAGCTGCTCCACAGCGGCGACGCCGAGCGGATCGCAGCCTACCTTGCCAGAGATCGACGCGATGGCGAGCGTGGTTCAGCTCGAGGAGATGACGCGCCAGAACCGACACGCGATGTCGATGGGACAGGCGCAGCTCCGGCAGCACCTCGGTGAGAACTGGCAGGAGCCGGACGAGGTGGGCATCAACTGGAACAGCCCGACGACGGTGAACTACGGTCAGCGGGGCGGCATCGGAACGCTCGCGAAGCTCGCCGTGGGTGCAGCGCTTCTGGGTAGCGGTCTTGGGTTGGGGTCGGCTATCCCGTGGCTGATTGGTAAACTGGCGGCGGGTGCTGCGCCCGTGGTCGCACCGTCGCACGACGCCGACACGCAGTACCGCCTCGGCTTGGGCGAACCTGATGGATGAAGTACGCCGACGCTCGCGAACGAATCCGCGACGGTGATGTGCTGGCGTTTCGTGGCACGCGCCTGTTCTCGCGTCTGATCAAGTTCTGGACGCAGAGCCGGGTCAGCCATGTCGGCATCGCCTGCTGGATGCACAAACGCCTGACAGTGATCGAGGCGCTTGAGCCGGGCGGCGTTCGGGTGTACCCGATGAGCCGCTACGTCAGCCGGGGCTGCCGCGTAGACTGGTATCATCTGGTCACTCCTGACCTCAACCGCCAGCAGATCGTCGCGTTTGCTCTCTCGAAGTGGGGGCTGCGGTACGCTTCGCCGTGGCAGTTCTTCCGGTCGTGGGGATGGCTGTCGCGCTGGTGGGCG